AGAAGACTTTCAGGAACTGGTGGTCTATTAATTACTGAAGTATCAGTTAACATATAATTAACCTTAGATACTGAATCTGATAATTGTATTGAAATAGCCTTTTCTTCTGTTTTTGAAACTGACATTGTTACATCATCATCGAGAACCGATAATAATTTAACAAGTTGTTCTGTATTATATACTCCAAATTCACCATCTTCAAAATCCCAATTATCCATTGACAAGATTCCAAGTAGTGATTTATCACCTGATGTGAATCGAGTATTTAGTGTATTATCTTTAAACGATAAAATCGCTGAATTGACAAGTCCACCTAAATTGTATTTGTCAATAAACTTCACGAGTTTTTGTTTATTCATAACCTATTTTCTCCTATTATTAATTATAACCATATATACATATATATAAGTTTGTTTTCTCAAAATCAAAAAAATCTTTCTATAGTTTTAGAGGCATCTGTCGGTTCATCCCAACCAAGAGCTTCATATAACATCATAATTTTCTTATGTAACACTTGTTTATAAATCTTATCAGTATTAATGTGTTTTTTTATAAATTCTATTATTTTTGGAGCGTCATCGTATCCTTTAAAACCTATAACACTCAATCCAAATTCATTTTGTTTTAAATAGACCCACTTTATTTTTTCATTATTTTTTATTTGTTCATATTTTTTATCTAATTTATAATATCTTAATAAATCATTATGAAAGATAGTAGCTTTAACGTGAACTGGTGTTCCTAATTTATAACCTGTAAATAAATTATCTGTTTTCTCTTTGTATTTTGTGAGACCTTTTACACCAGTAGGTATAGCTATTTTCTCAAAACTTACTAATTTCATACTATCTTTGAAGTTTATAATAAATTTATCTAGTGCATTTTTAGGAACATCCATCATAATATCTTCTAATAACTTTGATAACATTTCTTTCATAGCTGTTGGGAAACTACTACGAACTGTATCTAATCCTTTTACCATCATTTTATCAACTTTCTTACCATTGTCGTTGATAATTTTTAATCCATATCTTTTCTTTGTAACAAACAAACCACTTTTAGCAATAACCTCTTGTTTGATATCAAAACGATGTTTATCTAAATTACAAAACTTTTTAGCAAAATAATCATAACCATTATTAAGATACGATTGAACTTCATCCGCTATCTTTAAAATAGCTTTTGACATTTTATCTTCGTCCTTAATGTTTAAATTAGGAAATCGTTTTTTTACAAGTGGTGTAGCTGAATAAAAAACTGAATCTGTATCAATGTATATACAATAATCTTTAGTGTCATTTAATTCTTTGTTATAATAACTGTTAGTAATTTTTTTTGTAAATTTAATAAGTGATTGACCTGTGGTTGTTACAGCTTCAGCATTATCTACATCATAAAATCTAAATACTGATAAACCCAACACTCCATATAATGAATTCAATACTACTTTTTGTAGATACTGTCTCCTATCAAAATAATCTGATTTTTCTCTATCACCCTCTTCGTGAAACTTTTTAGATAACTTACGATATTCAACTCTCTCGTCAAACCACTTTCTTAATAGTGCGGGTAATAGTCCATCTTTGTCTGAGCGATACATTACACCATTAGTAGCTACACCTACATTTTTACTATCTAAAAACTTTTTTAATTCAGTTTCAGTAAACTTACCTAAAGTACTTTTACCTTGAGTTATAGAGTATGTTTTTTTATTACTTTTATCTAAGAACTCCTCAGGATTCCAACCCTCAATTTTACCTAACTTTGTTTCTGGTGAAATATTCAATGACATAATACAAGATGGATACATACTTGTAATATCCAAATCATAAACCCATTCGTGTTTACCTTTTTGTGGGTCTTGAACATACGCACCAACAAACTTATCTTCACTATTGAAATTTTTTGGTCTTGCAGGTTTATTTGGAGCTACTATATTTTTCTTCTTTAAATAAACTAATATTGCACCTTCAAGATAATGAGATGACATATAAATAGATTCATATGGAACGTGTCCAAGATGAGCTAGACCTCGTGCAATTTCAATAAAATCTAATTTATCATCTATTTTTTTAACAAGTTTTACGTCTTGTAAGTTATACTGAACAAATTTATCTAAATCATTTTCATATAATTCGTTGAGAGTACCATCATACGCAACTTTCTTTTCTCCAACTTCGTCTTCACCAATAGCATCTAAACGATATGAAGATTTTTGACTAAATGTAAATCTTTTATACAAACTTAAATAATCTAAAACACTAACACCCGCTATTACATATCTTTTCTTAAAGTTACTCCACTTTACAATTTGTATTGGTGATAATACATTTGCAATTTGTTGTCCAAGTATTTGTTGAGCACGATTGTATAAATAAGGTACGTCAAAAAACTCTACGTTCCAACCTGTTAATATGGTTGGTCGTATTTCTATGTATTTTTTTAAAAATGCATTTAATAAATCATATTCATCATAAAAAGAAACTATCGTATCACCATCATCTTTGGTTCTACTTTCACCCAACTCTAATTTATCAGTTGGGTCTAATACATAACAAAAATATTTATCTAATAATGGGTCATTGAATGCTATTGAAGTTATTTTATTCTCAGCTTTTTCTGTATCTGGAAATCCATCTGTCACTTCAACCTCAATATCAAAAATCATTGTACGGTGACCCTCTGATACATCATCTGAATCTGTATAATTATCGACTAATACTCTTATTTCAGGGTTTACATCGGATTCAAATAATTCTGGTTGGTCTTTATCCCACTTATTAATTCTTTTTAACTTATCACCATAAAGAGATACAAAAGTTCCTGTTCTATTTTTTACATATGCATATTTCTTATAACGAAATGTTTGGTGACCTGCTTTGTCATCCCAAACATGCATTTTGTTTAATCTTCTATCGTAAAATATGTTTTGATACAACTTTTATATAATTTCCCAATTTATTATGTTAGAATATACGAATAAAAACCTATACTTGTCAAGTGTTTTTTTTGTAAAAAAGGGGGGAATAACTCCCCCCTAAAATACATTTATTTAGAAATTAACAGTTAACCCTAAGTTAAAGTATCTTGGTGTTCCAAGAAATACTTCAGCGTTATGTGGTAGGTGAAGTTTATCACCATATCCATTATATTGTGAGTTATCAACTGCGTCTTGTACATAAACTCCATCGAGTGCATTAAATACGTGACCTGTTAAAGTCATATCATATCCTGCAATCTTAGGTAGTTTATAAGATGCGTGTAAATCTAAACGATTATATCCTGGTGCTTGCCATACTTGACTTCTATCAGCATCACCAGAAAGTTCACGTGAATCTGGACTCCAATCTGCATAGTTCTTATCATACATCTTAAAGATACCTTGTAATCTAAGACCAGTCATTGGTGTAAGTGTTGTACCTAAGACATAAGATGTCTGTGGTTGGTCACCTACGTATAATCCATCAAGTGTGTATGTGTAAGGTGTTTGTGTTGGTGTTTCGTTAGTATAGTCTGTATAAAGACCATCTGCGTCACCATCAAACTTCCACTTACCAAATGATACTGCTCCGTCTAATCTAATCATATCATTTAGTTTCATTGAACCCTCTACTTCAAGACCTTGATGTTTCTGACCAATACCTTTTAAGAATATTACATCAGTATCACCACTTGAACCTTGTCCTGTAGTTACAGCTTTAGTAAGGTTTCTATCTTTCCAATCAGTATTGTAAGCACTTACTTTGACTGCAAAGTTGTCTGAACTAAAGTTGACACCAGCTTCTGAACTAATAAAAGATTCATTTACAGGGTCTGAAGAAACTGTACCATCGTAGTAGATTACGTTATCCATAATTGGTGGTTTCTCAACGTATCCTGTGTTAGCAAATACACTAACATTATCGTCTACGTCATACATAGCTCCACCTTTTACTTGGAAAGTAGAAATAGCATCAGCTTTAACTACTTCATTAGCAACTGTAAAGTGGTCTTGGTAAGAGTATTTAATACTTGAAAGTCCACCCATACCATATAGGTTAAGTTTGTCTTTAGTATACTTACCTTGTACAAATCCACCAATCCAATCAACTGTAGTACTATTATGATATGCGATGATATCACCTAGTCCTTTCATTTGACTTTCTGGAGTTGTATTATTTTTGTTAGATTTATTAACAAAATAATCACCACCTAGTAAATCACGAACTTCACGTGCGTGTTCAATTCCAGCAGTTCTCCAATCTAATCCAACTTGTAGTTCTAAATCATCACTAACTTCATAGTTAAGTTTTGAAATAATACCATAAGTATCTTGACGATTGATTGAGTTACGAAGAATACCTGTTGAACGATTCTTCGTAGCGTGATATTCAGTATCTACGTTATCAGAATTCTGAGCTATTTCAGCATTCCAATCCCATTGCCACGGTGAACTCCTGTACCACTTTTCACCATCTACTGCAGGAACTCTACTTACACTACCATAAGTTCCTGTTCCACCACCTGAACCACCACTCCAATATAGAACAGATGAGAGATTCATTTTCTCATTAATGTTCATAAAATGGTTAAGATTTACAAGTGGTTTATGAAAGAAGTTTTCTCTTTCATTTAGGAAGTTAGGATTATGTCTATCAGTTGTACGAGCTCCGTACATATACCAATATTGTTGTCCTTTGTAGTCTGAACTTACAGGTGCCCAGTTTTGGTTGAATGTACGACCAGCTTCAGTTGAAAACTTTGCTCCATCTGCGAAAGCTGATTCATCGTATCCATCAATATCACCAGCTAACTCTTGTGAGTAAGTAGCAATATTCTGTTTATACAAGTTCTGTCCGTGACGTTGTGGAGCACCGATTGCGTATAATTCAAATCGGTTATCCTTATTCACAGCATAACTTGCACCTAGATACCAAGCCCAAGCGTCTGTCCAAGTTCCATCAATGATACCATCACCAGTCTTACGAACTAATGTTCCACTAAGTGCTAGTTTATCACCAATCAAACCTGTATTGTAGTTAATTGTAGATTTTAAAAATCCACCAGCACCACCTTCTTGTTTGAACTTACCACCTTTTTCCATACTCGCAGGGTCTGTAATTATGTTCATTGTTCCACCAATTGACGGTGTAGCTAAATTAACAGCACTCAAACCACGTTGCATTTGGATAGATTGAGCTGCATCAGCAACACCATCCCAGTTAGACCAATAGACCCAACCGTTTTCCATATCATTTTGTGGAACTCCGTTAATCATTACCGCTACATTTCGTTGGTTGAACCCACGAACATTAATACGAGCGTCACCCGCACCACCACCTTGTTGAGTTGCATAAACACTTGGTGTAGTATTTAAAGCCATTGGAACATCTTGACTACCAAGACGAAATTCCATCTCTTCTTTATCTACAGTCGTGTACGCAACAGGTGTTTTTTCATCTGCTCTTGAAGCAAGAACTTCAAGTGCCGACATAGTAACTGCATCAATTGCTAAAGCAAAATCAACATTTACATTTTCTTCACCCACAACAACCTCTATAGATTGAGATGAGTAACCAATGAATGTGGCAGTGATAGTATAAGTACCAGGACTTACATCAATTGAGAAGAAGCCATTTTCACTAGCTACTGCTCCTAAGTCCGTTCCCTCTACTACTACATTTGCACCATCCAAAGGGTTTGTGTCAGCATCATTTACAAGTCCAACTACAGATTGTGCATACAATCCAGTTATCATCATAAGTGATACTATTAGATTACGTTTATTCATTAACGTTCTCCTCGTTTAGTGTTAAGACACATTTTTATTCAGGTGTGTCAACTGCCTGTTTGTCGGGTATGTGAAATTTTAATTAGCGTAATCTTGGTCATCGTTATCACCAGTAGTGGGAACAATCTCTACATCACAAAAATCTCCATCACAGAATTTTTCTATGTTAGCTTCTTCTTGTTTGATTACACCAAAACTTAATTTTCCAAGTTTTTTAACTTGTTTATTATATTCTTTTTCATCAATTGACTCGTAAGGCATTTGTTTATATGCACCTAATTCGTGTCTTGGTAAAAGAGAAATACCTTTTAAATGATATTGATAATAATTTAATACGTGAGGAATTTGTATTCCCTCAGTTTTCGGGTCAAATGTAACTGTACAACTTACTTGGTTATCTGCCCAATGTCTTTGCATAAATGCAGCTAAACTAAATTGTTCCCATATGGATAATTCACTAGCTGTTCTTATTCCCTCTCCAACATCTACAGGTATTTCAACAACCATTGTTGTATCTTCTGAACCGAAGGCTGGTTCTACTTTATATTTTGCTTTCTTTAGTGGTTCTATAAGTTCTGAATGTTTAGATACTCTTACTCTCCTAATATAAAAACGACTTTCGGGATAATGTAAACCTGGAGTAGCACCAGCAAGTAATGAAACTGTACCACTTGGTTTAACTGAAGTAGTTTTGATGGAACGTGGTACTGCAAACCAATCTGAATACATTTTATCCCAATCTTGTATAACATTATATCCACTTTCCAACCAATTTCTTAATTCATCTAAACCTCTATTTGTAATAAATTGTGCAACTCCACTAGCTGAACAACCAATTCGTCTATTTCTTAACATAACTCTATTAGTATCTGACCAATGAGTTTTACCAAGTGTTACCGTTTTAGCATATAAATAAGCATATTTTAATGTTCTCTGATAATCCTCTAATGAATCGTGATTATCTGGAAATGTTTCTACTAAACAACACAATTCATATGATTCTAATGATTGTTCTAAACAAGGATTACCACCCATTACTCTATGGTCTTTATCATCACCACCATTTTTCATACGAGAATAATGTCTCATATTATCTAACCAAGCAAGACCAGGTTCTCCATTGTCCACAATTCTTTTTGCTACTTCAGTATAATCCATACCAAGTTCTGCGAAGATAGAGTTGTTAGATGTCCAACCATATGTTTCTCTATGTTTATTTACTTTGTAATTTTTTAAATCTAAGTATTCTTCATTATGTGGGTCACCAAATACAATTTCTGCTGTTCTTCTAACATTACCTGCTACTACACATTTTCCTATAAGATTCATAATATCAACAATTGTAGTGATTGTGATTGGTTCACCCACATTAGTCTCTAATACCTTTACAATTTCTTCGTGTACTTCTTGTAATGGTTCGTGACCACTTGATACACCACCAAAACCTTTGATTGGTTCTCCTGCTGGTCTAATTAATTTATAGTCAAATTCCACTGGTGCTGTACCGTGAAAATGACTTTCTAATAATAGTTTAAGTGATTCTACCCAACCTTCTCTTGTATCAGGTATTTCGAATACTTCTTTGTTTCTACTCTTATTTATACCCTTTACTACGATTTCATTAGCACCTTTAGTATCAAAACCGACACCAACACCTAACATTGAAGCGTCCATTAGAAAACAAAATGGTTTAGCATAATCTTCTTTGAGTGTTTTAGTGGATACAAATGCACAATTGTTAAGTGCTGCATATAAATTCTTTTCCTCTGTAATTGGTGTTCCCATAGCCCATAAACCACGACCTGGTGGTAAAAACTTCATATTGAAAATTCTATCATACATCTCTTGTGCGGACTTTTGTGCTTGCCACGCATTCCAACCCAATTGATGTGAATCAATATGATTTTTTTGCATAGAATAAGTTCCCTCTACCACTCTTTGAACTGTCTCCCACCATCTTTCATTTTTACCATCATCTTTAATTCTTGAATAGGTTCTCATATAAACTAATTCACCTAAACCATTAAAACCAAACGGTGCTTTTTTTCTTTTATATTTGTCTATAAACTTTTCCGATAACTTAAATTTTTCCATTAACTAAACTCCTTTGTAATCTACTTCCTGTAACACTCATAAATATAATATATATTCAACTTAATTTACGTTTTATTCAAATCCCTCAACATTTTTTTCCATATCGTTATACTTGTTAGCTAATTCTTTTCTTAAAAATTCTTGACTATTATTCATCTTACTTTGTGCATCTTTTCCGAATTGGCTACTACCCTCAAATATCTGAACTTGTCCAATATTTGTATTTATTGTAGCTGGATAAGTCACACCATCAATACCAAATCTATTTTTAATCACGTGAAATCTACCTGTATTAGCAATTTTATCTTCTACTTTACGACTCATACTCATAACAAAATCAGCAGTCATAACTTTACTATAATCTTCTGCAACTTTATCAGCACCAATCACATCCTCTTCTAATGCTGAACGATTAGCTTGAGACGCTGTCCATATGGGAACTTCTAACTCACCAGCTAATCCTCTTAAATCTTCATAAATAGTTCCAAGAGCGTGTCTTTTTTCTCTAAACGTACCAACGGACATTAATATATCAGCATAATCAACTAATACAATATCTGGTTTTACACCACTTATTTCAATCTGTTTTAAATGTGCTCCTATTGTTTGTACACTAGCTGATTTTGTAGGAAAATATTTAATTAATAATTTACCTGGTAGTTTTGATATTTTAGCTTGTACATCATCTTTATAATATTTAATATTAGCAGTAGTGACACCACTAAAGATAGAATCATACCTCAAACCGACATAATTTTCATTTAACTCTAATGTATAATGAACTACAGTTTTACCATCTTTTAGTGCACCAGCACCTAAAGCTTGAAGTGTCCAAGATTTACCAATACCAGCAGGAGCAACTATAACACCAAGTTCACCTACACCCAAACCACCATCCATAATATCATTAACTACATCCCAAGGCGTATTAATTGTTATTCTTGCTGATTCTTCAAGTCTTAATTGTAAAGACTCTATATAATCTTGTCCTAAATCTCGTGTAGTACCAGCTTTCATAGCTTCATCTATAATAGATTTTATACCATCATAATTTTTATTTTCTAATAAATCTACAGATTCTAAAATAGCACTTTTCAATGTTTGATTTTTACAAAAGTCAAGTGTTTCTGATTGTACGAATTCTAAATCTGTAGCTTCTATATTTTTCCATACTTCTCTTAATTTATCTACAACACCAGATTTTAGTACATCATCATCTATTTCATCTATTTTATATTTTATAACTTCAAGTGTTGGTTGTTTTTTATACTCATAATAATATTCTTTAATTGATTTAACCAACCACTTATTTGAATCTGAATCAAACATAGATGGGTTCAAAATATCACTAATAGTTTGAATAAATTTTACATTCCCCATTAATGAAGCTATAATCTTTGATTGAAATGATGTTCCAAATTGTGTTAGGGTTTCACTCATTTTACCACCAATCGTGTAGTCGTTGCATTTGTTTCATCACTTTTTTCTTCTTTTTTCTCTTTGGTCTTTTACCCATCAGTTGCATCATACCCTCTGGCATATGTTGTGGATAAATTTTCTTACCAGATTTATGATATTTTACATTCAAAAATTCAGAGTGTAAAACTATATTAGCTCTCTCGTAGTGTTCACCTGCCATCATTTTTTCCAATACTAAATCCATATTTATAAGACCATCCACTCTACACTCCTCCTTAATAGCATTAACGATTTTTATGAGAGCTTGATTTTCCTCAGCAGTTGTTAAAATTGTAAAATTAGCAAGTGGATAAACATTCTCAACACGATATCGCCCTTCTACTAGTTCTCCTAATTTACCATCTTCTTTTACCTCGAACTTCCAAACCCCAGTCAAGTAATCATAAATCATCAAAGGAATAAGTACTTGACCCAATGGTATAAAATGTTCAATATTATAAACTGACTTTGGTGTTCTATTATCTAAATCTATTATATTATTTCCATATTTATCTTGAATTACACCTAAAGCACCTGAAACTCCACCGGTCGGGAAACCTTTTCTTGCTCTACCAAAATCTCCCATCAACATACCGGTAACTTTTTTTATCACCGAAGTATCCTCTAATATTTCTTCACTAAGTTTTGAGATATCTGTTTCAGTTAATTCAGGATGTGTCGTTGTCAAATTATATCCATATAATTTTTTTGTATTTCTTTTGATAGTGTCTTGTTTTCTTTTTTCCATTGAAGTGACATAACCATCAAATCTTAATTGAAGATATTGTAACGCCTCATAGAATGAATTTTTTTCATTCTCAGTATGTAATACCCCAAAAAGACTATCTTTCATAAAATTGCTCATATATGACTCTTTTCTGCGTAATGATTTAATTGATTAAAATTAGTAAGTAACCAACTATCGACATTAGGAAGTGCTGTATATAATTTATCTTCTAAAAACATTTTTTGAAACTTATATTTTACTAACCTATTAATTGGTTCGTTAACTCTTTCTATTATCTTTGTTTTTGTAGAACCAGAAATGTCCACATCAGATAACTGCATTAATTTGTAATTCAATTCTATAACATCTTTTGCGTCTGGTAATTCTGTAATAACCTCATCTATATTAACTATACGATTTTCGCTCAAAAACGGTAATTTTTTTTGTATTGTTTTTAAACCTAATCCTTTAACTCCAGAAATATTATCTGACTTATCACCATCTATAACTCTATACCAAATATAGTTATGAGATGAAATACCAAATTCATCAAGTACAGATTGTTCGTCATACATTTTCTTTTTAGTAGGACTCCATATTTTTATCCTACCATTTGCTAACTGAAGAAAATCTTTATCAGTAGACATAATTGTAATTTGAGATTCAGTAAGAACTTGTCTACATAGATAACCAATCGTATCATCAGCTTCAATATTATCATACGATAATACAGTTACAGGAAGAGCATCTAAATACTCAACCACTCTTTGTAACTGCATAATCATATTTTGTTTCTCATCTTCTTGAGAAGCAAAATCATACGCACGATTTACTCTGTATTTAGTTTTACGATTTTGTTTATATTCTGGATATAATTTACGGCGACGGGTAGACCCACCCTTACCATCAAACACTATGATGACACGGGTAGGTCTAAACATATTTATGGTATAACCAATACTTCTTAGAAAACCAACTATTCCACCAACGTGAATACCATCATCGTTAGTAGTCGGTATAACACTAAATACTCTAATAAAAGTATTTAAGCCATCTATTATAAGTACTTTATCATTAGGTTGACCACCGTCTAAAGACCCACCTTTTTTCTTTATTTCATCGAATATAGAAAGATATTTACTATTACTCACTATCTTCCTCTTCTACAACTACATCATCGATACCGAAATTCTTTTCATATTTTAGAATCACTTTATCACAGATTAAGTTATAACAATACTCTCTGAAATCCTCGTCTTTAAGTTGTTCACTCCAATCTTTAGATTGAAATTTAAGTTCTTTACCCTCGTGATTATTCATTGTATACCAGGCTCCACCTTGTTTTACAAGATTGTGGTCTTTCATAACTTTCAACCAACTACCCTCATCATCAATACCACTTTCAAAGTAAAGTTCAAAATCAGCGTGTCTCATTGGAGGCCCTAATCTATTCTTAATAACTTGAGCTCTCATTTTCATACCGATGTTATTATTCTTTTTATCTTTGATTTGACCTGTATTCTTTAATCTAATACGAGTTGATGCGTGAAATGGTAATGCTTTTCCACCACTTGTAGTCCACGGGTCTCCAAACATTACACCAAGTTTTTGTCTAAGTTGATTAGTGAACACAAGAGCTATCTTTTGTCTACCAATCATTTGAGTAATCTTTCTCATTGCTTTTGATAGAATGATTGCTTTTGATGTAGCCCAACCAT